CTAGGGTCGAGCGATACACCCGAGAAAACATTTTTAAAATTAGGTTCTCTTAACTGATGACGAACCTTACGACTAAAAGCCATGGCCAACGATCCAGAATACGAACAACTAATAAACTCATGTTCTGGGTTCTTGCCCAAATGCCACGCTGGAAACGCAACAGATGCCAAAGTTGATTTACCATGTCGTGGTGGCATAAACAACATAAGTCTGGGTGACTTTCTATTGTTTACATCTTCACTAAACTTTTCTAACCGCAAACAAATATCCTTATGCACCCAACCTGCTACATAGTCAGAGTTGAAGCGCTCAACGAAAGGTAATAAATGTTTACGTGACAACGCACGCATTGCTAGCTCTTGTTGTGCTTTTTGTTGTTCTGTTTGTTCTTGAGTAACTTCTTCTGTTTCTTCTACTTCGGGAGGTGCTAACCTTTCTACTTCGTCAGCTTTACAGTACACACAAACTTGATCATCACTCGGGTACAACGTATCGGGATGAGATACCTTGCACGTAACGCATTCAATCTTTTTTATTTCCATCCTTTTTAGGTATAAGGTATTGGTTGTCAGTGCCTGCTATTTTGAGTAGCTCCGAATCTGGTAACTTTTCTAACTGCTCTACAGTTCTGTCCAGATTTATATTTATTTGTGTTGCATGCTCTGGTGCAAATAGACCGTGGAGCTTGCACAACGAATCAGTGATAACTTTTTCTTCAGTTGCTGTTACAGACTTACGGTGCGCTTCCAGGTACATGCTCGTAGCAGTTTGTTTATCAAACTTTATATCTTCCTTAAATTCTGCACGCATCCTGGCCAGCATTTTTTGTACAGCAGGTTTTTTAAATACTTTATAAACGTGCTCATTGTCTCTATATCCAGCTGCTCTCCCAGCTGCTGCTTTTGACATGCCGCGAAGATGATAAAGAATAAGACGTTCTTCTTGAACACTAAGTTCATTTAATTTAACGTCAGCGTATGGGTAATGCGACTGGAGCTCAGCCCTTTCCTGTTCAAAATTTTCGTTTTTGTCAGTCATTTTCTTTGAATTCTACTATATTTTTAGCCCACCAATACAGTAGGTCTTCAGATAAATTATGTTTCAACACATTTACCCTACTGCAAACTAGTTGGATATTATTAGGTACGTACCAGATTTCTGGATCTATTCGGTCAATAGAAGCGTTCAAATCTTTTTTACCGTTACCATCTTTATGATAAGTCATGAGTAAACCCGTCAATGCACACCTGCCTTCTTGTTTGTCCCACAAGCTAAGTACATCTTCAACTTCTATCTCCCAAGTTAAAGCTTTTGTACCTACATAACGAGAGTGTTTTAAGTGGCTATACAAATGACGCAAATAAGCTTCTGGAGATTTACTTTTATTTTTGTTTCTCTGACTTTGCAGACAGCTCTTACAAAATTTTCTAGAGAACTTACCATTAGCATTCGACCCTTCAAAGTTAGCTTTAGGAAAAATTTGACTGCATCCTGCACATTTTTTCGTGCTCATGCTTAGCCACTGTATAGCATAAAATTTTTTTTGTGAAATTTTTTAGTAGAAATTTTTTTCAGTAAAATTTTTTATTTTATTGCTCACGCATTGTCCCTTACTATCATCCTGCGCTACCCCCGCTCCCGATTTTAGTTTTGGAACCTTGTTTTTAGTTTTGCGACTCTGGAACCTTGTAATAAATCCGCCCTTTGGGCGTCTTTATTGGTTGACTAATATGATTTCAATAGATTGGCTATTGAGACGTTAATTAATATGGAGAATACTATGAGTATTACTTTTATAGATGGCAAGACTATAAACTTGCAAGCGGACCCTGCCAAGAATGATGGCAAAGGGAAGATTAAAACCTGGACCAAAGGTGGTGGCATCGTATGTGATGTTACGTTGGAAGATCCTTCTGGTAGCTTAAGATCTACTGGGCAGATCTACACCTGCACTCTGAATACAGAGAAGGGTTTCTCAGTCAGCATTAACAACAATGTTACTGGAGAAAGAATGGTTTTATTTCCATCGCAAGCTAATCCTGAAACTTTCACTCAGAAAGCTAACGGATCAGCACCAGTTCGTAAAAGAACTAATGGTAAAGCAACTGCCAGTCAAGAAGTTGCTATTGAAGACATGGAGTAATTATGAAAATTAATATTCCTACCCCTTCCCCTAAGTCTATACTCGCGAAGTCCATTCGCGGGTGTAGCAACGCCTATCACTTTGTTAGGCAAGAGTGGGAGAATGGCAAGCCTAAGCAGGCTAACGTGAAACAACCATCTGTGGTATACAACCACGAGAAAGGTGGTTACGAGCGTCAAAGCTAATTCCCCCGAGCAAGGGTGGCCCTTCGGGTCACCCAAGCTCTTTTTTTAAAAAGAGAAGGAAAAGTGAACAGTGTGCTACTATCATCAAGCTATTTACCTACTATCATCAGTTTACTGATGAAGCGTTACAGGACCGCTGGTGTGTGCTCAGGATTCCAAAACGAGAGCACAAGGTGTACCGGGTGTACCACCTTTGTACCAGCTACAAACACGGAGTGCGGTACACCGCAAAGCGGTCCAGATACTGGCTTTTTGCTAAAAAAGCACGAAGTGTACCGGGTGTACCAGTATTTTAGCGTTAGCTTTAGTGTTCGACCGTGGACCATGGTTATAGAATCGGTGTTCGATTCGTTAAATAACCGGTACAAATGGTACAAAGTCCAAGAATCCCAGCTAACGCAAGGGTCTCCGGTGTACCACTTGTTTTTTGTTCGTGGTACACCTTTGACAACATTTCTAAGTAAATCAATAGCTTAGGGTGTACCAGGGTGTACCACAAACGACTAACTTCTCCTTCGGAGAACTTTATTAATGATCTTTTTTGACTTAATTAACCACATAAAGGAGTAAAACTATGATGGAATTTTTATTAGGCTTTGTATTTGGAGCTGTCTTTGTGACGGCTGTTTATCATCGGGCTTTCACTGATTTAACAGTGGAAGAGTTTAAAGAACTGCAAGACGAATTCACGGAGGAGAGATGAACGTTTGGTATGGAAGCAATGAGAATCGATGGTTGAGTAATCTTGCTTATCGTCCTTTCTTTTATGGGCGTCAGCATTACGTAACTGTTGAACAAGCTTATCAATCTTGGAAGAGCGGTAAGTTTGATGAACGTACGTACGGCAAGCGTTGGGCTGCAGGCGTAAAGCTTGCAGGTAATATGGGAACTAATACCAGAGAAGGTTGGAACATAGATCTTATGGGCCATTTGATGTATTTGAGCTTCAAAGCTAATCCAGAGCAAGCTGAGATGCTTATTCAGATACATGCTTCTGGGATTGAGTTTACCCATAATCAAGACAATGGTATTTGGAAGACTGTCTTTCCAAATCTTTTACATACTGTTGGTGATCAATTAGCAAAGGAGAAATATGATAATAACTAACTTGAAATCTGAAGAGCAAGAATACGACAATCTAAATCTTGCTCGTATTCGTGAGATTCTGCAAGAGCTCACTTACACAAGGGAATGGACTCGTTATATAACGTGCTTTGCGTGCGATGTAGATTACGTTTACTCGAATAGATCGCATTACGCAAATAAATGGCCAGCATGGCTCGATCATTTAACGTTTGCAGTGAGTTTTCACCCTGATATACCTATTGACTATCGTAATGATTGGAATCACTGCTTAATAAATCGTTATCGTCCATACAACACGCTAGCCAAGCACAAAGATGACGAAGAATGCTTAGAAGGTAGCATTCTTTCAATATCTTTTGGTGGACCAGCAACTTTTAGTTACTCGTCTGAGTATCATGGTCCAGGCAAAGAAGTAGTGTTAAACGATTTGGATGTAATGATTGCTAATGAACAGTGGTTCAAAGAGCATTGGCATTCAGTGAAGAATGGTGCAGAAGAGCGTTTCAACTTAACTTTCAGGAAAGTAGTGGGAAGCGATGATTAGCAAATTCTACTTCGTAGAATTTTATTGATGATCCTTTATGAATCTAACTAAACATGGAGATTGGCTATGGAAAAATTATCACAGCACCTTGACGAGCTTGCAAATGTAGGCGAAGTCACAGAGTCTAACGAGTACGTTGACAAGTTGGTGCAAGAACAACAGTTACAGTGTGACGAAAAGTCATACTTAACTAAAGATTTTGAATGATTAGCGTTGTTCAAATAATTGCATGCGTAAGCATGTGTAACATTAACTACTATATAGGAGTAACTTATGGCAGATCTATTTGATCCTGCGGACCAAGAGATTGGTCCAGAGCTGGTGGTCGGTAACGACACACCAGAAACTGCGTATATCCCTGATACTAACGCAGACCCAGAGGGTTCAGCTAACAGAGTTGTGGAAGCTGAAGTTCGTTTACCAGATTGGTATTACCGCAAGTATGCGTTGAATGATTTTGGTAAGCCAGTGTACAACCAAGCTGTTGTTAACAATATCATGGCCATCTTTGATGACAAGATAAATACTGCACAACAGTTTACTCAGCACGAAGAAGGCGAAGAAAACAGCGAACAGCTGTATTTCGAAGCTCAATGCAATGACATCATTGCTGGTCAGAGAGTGCTGTTGGAAGTTGACCCACAATCTACTGGGTTTGCTTTTTTGCAATTGTGCACTAAAACATGGTCAGAGTTCTGTTCTGTGTGTCACGAATACGCAGACGGTATGGACTCAGTCAAGGATGACGAGATACCAGAATGGCTAATCGGTAGAGAAGAAGCTATGTTTCAACTTGGTCGTAAGGCTAGGTTATTGAAACAAGCTTTGGAGGCCGTGGGGCACGATTTTGGATTGCAAAACTATTCGATTGAAAGACATCGCGTAGAAAAAGCTGTCCAAGATCGTTGCCAAAGACTTGCTGAATACAGCTTCAATAAGAATGCTGATTCATCAGGTGTTGTACGCAAAAGATTAAACTCTGCAACTGCAGAGCATATGCAGAGTATTATCGAAAGCGTTTGATGTGTAACCAAGTCCTAGCTAGGTCTTTTATTATTTTTACCCTAGCTAGGCACCCTAATTATGGAGACAAATATGGGACTAGATATGATGGCAGGTTGGGCCGATCAACCAGAACCAAGACAACAAGGCAATGTTGTTGCTATTGAAGAACCAAAAATGCAAATTCATTGTGAGTTTGAATGGCGTAAACACGCAAGACTGCAACAATTTATGATGGAGCTTTGGCACAAGCGTAAAGAAGAGAAGGCACCTTACGGTGTTATGGACTCAGATTTCAATTGTGAAGATTTGGAGTTGTTTGAAGAAGACATCAAAGATCTTAGAGAGAAGGTAGAAAATGATGATCTACCTTTTTGTAGTGATGGCTTCTTTTGGGGGCATCAGTTTCAGGAAGAAGCGATGCGTGAATATAAGGAACAAGATTTAGACTTTTGTAAGAAAGCTTCTGAGTGGTTAGCAGAAGGTAAGAAAGTCTTTTATTCTTGTTGGTGGTGATTGCCAATCGATCCCATCGTGTTGGGACCACATCCATCCTCGTGGTTCCAACACCCAATTTTTTAAAATTTAATGTTTTCAATAACTGTGTGCTCGTACGCCCCTAGGCGGGGGCGTACCTTCGCACATTACAGGAGTATAAATGAAAATGCAGAGATTATTTAGGGCTACTTTTGTAGATTCTTTTTCACAAAACGCTATTGTCGTGGAGTTTGACGCTCCATATCCGATAGATCCGAAAGTGGATTATGCAAAGCTAGCTGTACAGGAACTGAATGATATGATCAAACTTGACCAGATCAAGATTCGAGACATAGAACCAGTTGAAATTTAACAATTTGATAAGAGGAGTAAAATATGTCAAATACACAAACGATGACCACTCTTGACGCTAACAAGCTCAAGAGTGAGATTAGAAAAAACATGCGTGTTGGTCTCAACACCATGATTTGGGGCGGTCCAGGTATCGGTAAATCTGAGATACCTGAACAGATCGCAAAAGAAATGGGTATAGCTTTGTTGGACTTTCGTGCCAACTTGTTTGATCCGGTAGATGTGCGTGGTATTCCACTAGCACAACCGAATGAAACCTTTGGTCATCAGACTACATGGGCTGTGCCTGATATTTTTCCAATTGTAGAAAGAGATGGTGAACGTGGTATCTTCATGATTGATGAGTTACCAACTGCACCACCTGCTACGCAGAATGCTTTCTTGCAGTTGTTGATCACTCGTCAGGTAGGTAACTACAAAATGCCTGATGGCTGGTCAGTGGTATCAGCTGGTAATCGTCTTACTGACGGTGCCGCTGTGTATCAAATGCCCAAGCCTGTGTGTAACAGACTTATGCACTATGAGCTTGAGCCTAATGTTGACACTTGGTGTGATTGGGCACTGAAAAACGGTATTCATACAACACTAGTGTCTTTCATGCGTTACCGACCGGGTCTTTTGTACAGTTTCAAAGCTGATGAGTATGCTTTTCCTACTCCTCGAAGCTGGTCATTTGTCGACAAGCGATTGAAACTAGAAGACAATGTTGATGCAGATGGCATGTTTTATGGTGTGTCTGCCGCGGTCGGTGACGGTCCTGCTGGTGAGTTTTTGGCATTTGCTAAGGTTGCAGACAAGTTGCCTAACATTGACAACTTGATCAAAGATCCTAACACTTACATGCCAACAGATGACCCTGCTGTTTTGTATGCTTTGACAGGTGCAATTTCTGCACGTGCTGAAGAAAGCAAAATGGAAAACATTATGAAACTTACAGCGAAACTTCCTGTTGAGTTTCAGGTAGTTCTAGTCAAAGGTATGCTTGCCATTGACAGAACTTTTATTAATCACCCTACAATCACTGCTTGGATTCAAAAGAATTCAACAGTTGTACTATAACTTTTACGGAGAATAATTATGGCTACTGCTAGAATGACTGATGATCTTATTACAAAACTTTGTGATAAGTTCATCAAAGACTATTACAAACTTAATCCTAAACCTGAGTTAGATCCAGAGCTTGGTTTGGAAATTTACAATACTCATTGCAAACCTTTCTTTGATGAACTTAAGGCAGTTACTGATAACTCACCTTTTGGTGGTGAGATGCAAAAACAATCGTTCTTTGATGAAAGTGCTGAGTTTTATGTTCAAGTTTTTATTCCAGATCAGCAACCGTATGTTCAAGAATATCGTAAATCTAAAACAAACCAAGACGGTAGTCTTAAAGAAATTGGTTGGCAGTTGAAAGAGTATCTGACAACTTATCAGTTTGATGACGAAGAGGTTCAAGTTACGAATGCTAAGTTTGATTTACCATATGCAGTAACTCAGATGGTGGACAAATACAACTCTGTCATTCCATTTCCTTTTACAGAAATGACCAGCGATCCTTTGTATGAAGATGTGCGAAGCCAACTTATGAAAAGACTCAAAGCAGAACATAGCATGAAGAAAGATGTTTGTGAGTATTTTAATACTTTGGATCGTTTTGAAACTCTCAATCAAGCTCTTAAGGCATGGCCCCAACTAGCTACTGCTGTTGAACAAGTTATGCCTGAAAAGATGGTTGCGATTAACAGACGTACTGAACGTAAAAAGAAACAACTAGAAAATCAAAACGTAGTTGAACAAGTGTCTCAAAAGTTCAACAATGTTATGCTAGGTTCTACTTTGCTTGGAGACGATGATGATCATTCCTGAGTTTACTAGAGCAAGATCACAACTGCTATTGAAACAACCTTTCTTTGGTACGTTGTGTTTGCGATTGAAACCAATACAACTGGAAAACGATGAGATCCCTACAGCTGGGACTGATGGTAAACATTTGTATTTCAATCGCAAGTTTTTCTTAAACATGTCAGACCAACAACGCGTTGGTCTGCTTGCTCACGAAGTTATGCACGTTGTTTTTATGCACATGGTACGTTTGCATGAACGTGACCATCACCTTTGGAACGTGGCTGGTGATTATGTAATTAATCTTATTGTGCGTGATGCGGGTTTGCATTTACCACCTACTGATTTGATTGATGACAAGTATGCAAATATGTCTACTGATGAAGTATATTTAGACTTGCAAAAGAACCCACCGCCAGAACCTGATTCTAATGACAAAGAATCGTTTGGTAAGTGTGTGCAAAGTGCAGCAGACATTGATAAAAATCCTGGGCAGTTTGAAGCTGAGATGACTGTTGCTATTCAACAAGCTGCAGAAGCAGCTAAGGCTCAAGGCAAACTACCAGGTTCTTTACAAACATTGCTTGACGAGATTGTCACACCAAAAGTTAACTGGAAAGAACGACTTGCTAGATTCTTGCGTAACAACAATAAATCAAACTACAGCTGGCAAAAACCTAATCGTAGGTTTATTGCTAACGGTACGTATTTGCCAAGTCTTTACAATCCTTCTATCGAAGAAGTGGGTGTTATTACAGACACTTCAGGTTCTCGTACAGACGAAGAGATTAACCAAGATCTTGGTGAAATATCTGCTATGTTGATTGATGCAAATGTTGACAACATACATTTCATGCAAGCAGATACAGAAGTAACTTCAGAGGAAACATTCACTCGTGAATCGTTGCCCTTGAAGATTACTGTCGAAGGGCGTGGTGGTACACGCTTTGGTCCAGCAATTAAAGAGATGGCTGAAAAACATCCCAATATCTCTTGCCTCATATATCTCACTGATTTGGAAGCAAATGATTTTGGAGATCAACCTCACTTTCCAGTTGTCTGGGTATCTAATTACAACACGGAGGCACCTTATGGTGAAGTTATTGAAACAACTTAAAAAACATGCAAAAGAGTATGGCGTGTCCATACTCGTAGGCAGTGTGATTATTTTTGGTTTGCTCGCAGTAGCAAGTTCTTTTCACACTTTTCTTGTACTTTTGGGCGTGCTGTTATTTACAGCAACAGCCTTGTTTGCAATTTGGAGGATCATGGATTATGACTAATGCAACAGTTACAGCAGTTACTACTGCTTTGTGGATCTTAATTGAACTTATTCAATTTGGGTATATGGCTTACTTAATATGGAGGAATAGAAACCATGCTAGCTATCGGAATATTCAGCGCGCTAGGCTTGCTTTTGCTAGCGCTTAAAATCGGTGGGCGTAAAGCTATTGGTCATGACATATTTGTAGATGTCATGATTACGCTTACCCTCATGATTGCTTTTTATGGTACATTCTCCGGTATGGCTGCCGCTATGGTTGGCGGCTTAGTTGCAACCATTGTTTTATTTGTTATGAAAAAAACAATGGTTCACCAAAAATTTGTGGTTACAACTAAACCGGTGAAAGTATTTAACTTTACTTTGCACACGCCACGAGGCAAGTGGGAAGAAAAACAACCTGATTGGAGGGATGGTTAAAAACAGTATTATGGGTAAGATAAGTGATTATGTTATAACTTGTGAAGAAAGCGAGTACTTAGTACATCAAGCTTTTGATGAGTTTTTAAATAAATGTGCAGTTCGTAAAAAAGTTATTAATCAACAAATACTAACTGAAGTGCTTGAGAATAACGTTGACATTGACACAGCTAAGTATGACTGGTTTGAAACTCAGTTTTTAGAGTTTCTTGATACTTATGTAGCTGATGTTCAAACTAGCAACGCATCAGAAAGTGGTTATTTATTTTCTAAAGACTTATGGACAGTTAATGACCATTGTCATGATTCTCTGTACAATCAATTTGCAGAAATTTTACAGAATATTTAATTATGGAAATTGATTACTATAAATTTGCTTTATCAATGTATCTTAAAAATTGTAAGGAACGCTTTGCTCACGGCGAAGAACCTTACAAATCTTTTGAAGCATATGAAGAAGCTAACAGGGACTTAATCCAAGACTTATTCGATAGCAAGTAACTGATACGACCGCAACGTTGGCTAGAGATCTCAGAACTACACAGAACGCTGTAAGCCAGTGTAGCTACCGCTTGATACCACCTTACTTGCTATCTCTAATTTAACGTATACAACGAACAGTTGAAACAACCGGCTGCATATACGGCGAGGTTCCGGACAGGCTATGGAATGCTAGTGACTGAATACAAATTGACTGCTTTAAGTAGTAACAATGTAGATTTTACATCTATACGGTCGCACAAGCCTAGATACCAAGCTGTTTGTTGTATACTATTATCTTTAGGAATTTAATTATGGATAATGTAAATCAACCCGCACATTACAATGCCGGAGACATAGAGTGCATACAAGCTATCCAAGCTTCTATGACTACTCGACAGTTTCAAGGGTATTTAAAAGGAAACATCATAAAATATTTATGGCGTTACGAATATAAAAATCAAAAAGAAGATTTGTTAAAAGCCCAATGGTATTTAACTAGACTTCTTAATACATATGACTATGGAGAATCAAATGTCAATGAAAATGAATAGGTTTGATATTTTTGAAAGAAGAGTCGATCCGCAAACAAAACAAATAAATACAATCCGACAATGGAACCTAGATAGTGTTTATAAAAACAAACACAACTTTAATAATAAAGAATCACGTTGGTGTGATTTAAATCGTGTTCCTTATTATAGAAACGGTCTTTTGTACGGACCTGATGTTATAGAAGATAAAGTAACAGGTATTACTTATCATAATATTTTAAATTATAGGGGCAACATATGGCGTGCTATGATGGCAAATCCTGAACAGTTTAAACCAGAAACTTTTTTTAAAGTAGGAGACAAATTGTTAATAGATCATTTTCAATCACAAGCTCGTTTTGAAGTAACAGGTTTTAGTCCTAGAGCAGGCAATATGTATGGTACTAGATATCTTAATATTAATTGGAACTTTGATCAGGAAAGATATGACCAAGATGTTCAACAAAATGTATTTATCAACAATGTTGCGGATTATTGGACAACTAATCCAATCAAAGAAAACCAACAATTTGATAAAATGGCAAGACCTTATTCTTGGTACGCAGTCCCGCAAGAAACTTTTTTAAAATTTCAACTATTAGGATTAGCATGATGACGATGAAAGAACACATCGAAATGATGGAAAAGATTAAAAGACGCAACGCCAAACCTGAACCAATAAAAATTAAACGAAAAAGGAGAAAAAAAGATGAAAACTAATATATCAATTGAACTAACCGACAAAGAACGAATGAACCTTGGGCAAAAGTTCTATAAAAAGAAACGTATGATAACGCGTGCAGATCTTAATCAGATTGTAAAAAAGTTTATCAACGATGTTTTAGAAGCAACACCACCCACCCCTCAACAAAGATTAGACGATCCTTTACTAACTAAAGAATGGACTAGTCTATCTCAACTAAAAGACTATTTAGCAAAACAAGGTCAAACTAATATTGTGCATTTTGATGGATTTGAATTAATAGTAAAAAACAAAGAAAATATACATTATTCTTACACACTTGGTGATCAACTTTACAAAAAACAAACCACTAATAAATGAAAACACAAACTCAATGCAAACATGCCGGTTATTTAACTGAGAAAAGTTTAAATAATATTAAACAACAGTTACATAAAAGAAATAAATTGCAACCAAAAAAATAACGTGTTCGTACACTCTTCCTCCCCCGGCCCTCTCCGCACCTCGTCCTTACGGACGGTGCTTCGTTAGCCGGCTACGGATTCGTGTACCTTCACACGTAAAAAGGGCCCACCGAAGTGAGCCCTTTAAACATTAACAAATTGATACTAGGAGAATAATCAATCTCCTTAGTTTAGGTTAAATTTACTATTAAGTAAAGTACCCATAAACTGTAATAGTACCAGCAGCACCTGTAGCAGGTCCAACTTGTACGTGAATATCAATAGTAGTATCTGCAGTAAAC